TTTGATTTTCGATAAAGTTCAGAAACACATTGCGAAACCTGCATATCTTCGCTCTATTAACGTAGAAGGCGAAGGTGTAGTGAATCCAATGCTGAAAGGTATCAAGAAAATCATGGGGAAGCAAACCTTTGTGGATCCAGACTTGCTCGAAGCTGCCGCAAATGATGTCTTCCAGGGTCTTGGGAAACCAGACACAGGAAGAGGCATTGTGCACAGCTACGAGGAAGCCATTGTTGGAATTGAAGGAGATCCCTACAAACGACCGATCAACCGAACGACCTCACCTGGCTATCCATATAACTTGAGCAATAAATCAAAAGGCAAGACGGCTTGGCTTGGGGACGGGGAAGAATACATTGTAGACAACCCCGAACTCAAACAAGACGTCCAAAGATTGATTGAGGACTCTAGGAATGGAATTAGAGGGGACGCGATTTCGATTGCTACCCTCAAAGACGAAAAACGTCCGATTGCTAAAGTTGATGCTGGAAAAACACGCGTCTTTGAAGCGTGCCCTCAACATTTGGTGATTGCAATTCGTCAATATTTCCTAGATTTCGCTGCTCACGTTATGAGAAATCGGATTGATAACGGCATTGCTGTTGGTATCAATCCATATTCTCTTGAATGGACGAAACTGGCTCATCATTTGCAATCTAAAGGAAACTATATGATTGCAGGTGATTTCTCCAACTTCGATGGTTCTCTCTTGATGCAAATTCTTGTAAAAATTCTTGAGAAGATAAATGAATGGTATGGTGATAGTGAGGAAAATCAACTTGTCCGCGCTGCTTTGTGGGAACACATAAGCAACGCTGACATTTTGGTTAATGGGGAAGTGATTCGTAAAACACATTCACAACCCTCAGGAAATCCTTTGACTGTCATCATCAATTCACTCTTCAATGGAATTGTTATGAGAATAGCATATATGCTGCTCAAGAGAGAGCAAGGCTTACCAGCTTTGTGTGATTACAGGAAGCATGTAGCGGAAATCATTTATGGTGATGATGATATTAAATCAGTTAGTATTGAAATACTTAGCTGGTTTAATCAACTTACCTTGACAGACGCTCTTGCTTCTTTTGGTCTCACATATACTGATGAAGCTAAAACTGGAAAGATCCTTCCTTGGAAACCCTTGGAAGATGTTGCCTTTCTTAAAAGAAAATTTGTAATCCAGAATGATGGAACCTTCTTAGCCCCAATGGATTTAGAAAACGTTCTTGAAATTACAAATTGGATTCGTGGAAAAGCAACTCGATCTTCGACCATCGAAAATTGTGAACAAGCTCTCATGGAACTCTCTCTCCATCCGCAAACAGTATATGAGTTGTGGAGTACTCGTATACGAGAGGAACTCGCAAAAGTTGGGATCAATTTTATTGTTCCCACCTTTTACGAGCAGATGGAGGTGTACAAATCCAATCGCGATATGTACGCTCGAACCCAATATGTTCCTCTATGGTAAACTCCTTGGCCTGGCCCCGGAAATGTGATCTTGATGTGAAAATACAAACGGGATACTTTTCTCTTCACTGCTATTTCCCTTGCCCCTATAGAGTGTTGCTGTGCTCTGGTGATACAGCTCCCGACTTCAGGGTGAATAGTCATCTACCCCTGTCGTAACACATGACTCCTAGTACCCAAAATAATAATAATTCCGGATCTGTTTCTTATGATCATGACCAAAACACAAATGTTGACTCTACTCGAGGAAAATTGTTAACTGATGTTCAAATGTCTGCTGATGCCAAGTCGATGCCATCTTCTACAAGACAGATGGCCTTGAATGACACCACTAGACACGAGATAATGAGTATTCTTGAGCGTCCTGTTAATTTAGGGACCTTTGAATGGACAACCGATGATGATTCCATCCCCATTCAATTGTCTCTCTCCGCATATGACAACGATTCTCAAAATTACTTACGTCAATTCAATTTTCCTTCGGATATATTCAACAATTCCCC